GGAGTAGAACCCTTACAAGGGGGGTCGAACTTCGCCAAAGTTTAACCCGGACAATATGTAATTATCTATTATTATTCAGTCACATCTGCAGTTGTGGAACCTTGCCCGCACCATCCTGCTGGTCACGCAGCGCCATGATGCCGTTGGTGGTGTGGATGTCGCGCGCCCTCGATAGTTGGATGGCGATCTCTCGGTTGGCATTATGTGCCAGCACCTCCGCCTGCGTGGGTGGTCTCTTGAGACCCCCGGGTGGCTTAAGGGCGGCATTTGCCGTGACTCCCGTAAAGAAGTCGAAGGCCGCAAACCTCACGTCCTCGCGGTATCCCCGTGCCGCCCAAGACACTGGGGGTCTGTTGTTGTTGAGCATCACATTCCACGTCCACTTAGCGTAGTACATGCAGAACTGTCGCAACGTGCAAGTCTCGCGAATGATCGTCACTAAGGCCGAGAAGTCAGTGCTCTGCTCGGCGCCCACAATGGCCACGTACGCGCTGCAGCTTTGGTCGGCACAAGCCAAACAAAAAGCAGTGACATACTTACCAACATTATTGACCGCCGGGTATTCCTTCTGGAAGTCCTCCAAAATCTTGAGCACCTCGTCTGGCGATGCCACATTATTAGTGACAATCTCCGCCGTAACAGCAGCCACCTCTTCTGCATTCAAATCTGCCAGCATCTTCTCGAGCTTCGTACGCTTCGCATCTCCAGCCGGTGTTGTCGTTCCGTCACTCATCTTCTTATACACACAGTTTCAACTTAACAACTACCCCAAGACTTCGCTACCAAAGCTTTGTCCGGAAGTAAGAAATGTATTGCTGTAGGAATGCTAATCCACTTCATGGGCAAATTGCAATCTAGAGGTGCGACGACAGTATTCTGTAAGCTGTACCTGGTGCCCCAACTCAAGTTTAGCATCCTGGGTGTGTCTAGTGAGAATTCGATGTGCAGGTGTCTGACTGATCGCGCACTGCCGAAACCTGAGCAAACTCCTCTGCCGTGAAAACGGAGTGCCGTGCCGGTGACCTTGATTATTTCAAAAGTGCACGGCGTTAGGCAACGCGACGATTCGCCAACGATGTCTCTCAGGCCTGGTTTAGTCCAATCGCTAGTTCCCGTGCTCACTGGCGGCGGAAGGGAAGGAGGGGGGCGTGCTGGTGGCGCGCCTTGTCCGAGAGTGCCGTATTGACATGGATGCACAAGGTGACACCCCTGCCAATTGGGATCGGATGAACTTGTGGTACTCTCGTTCACAACGCACCGGTAGCGCCTAAGAGTGCTCCCTTTGCAAGCATACAAATTCCACGCGGAGTAACTATCGGTATTAACAGGACAAAGTCCAAAACACGTCCAGCCGTCCAGCAGGAAGGATGAGATTGGTATCCAGAGTTGCTTTCCGCCCAAGTAGCAGACCCCAGGTGTGGCCAGTGTGACTTCCTGAGTCGTAGTGAAGGTGAGGTAACGCAATTCGGCACTAAGTCGCTTCAGGGTGGCTTCGTCGTCCGAGTATTCGCCTGAAATCTTGAGCCACGTGCTTCCGCGGTTGCCACCCGACAGCCCAGTGTCGAATTGCAAAGCAATCCAGCCGTCTGCTTCCACGATGGCCGCATAATAAGCCCGTTCTCTAATGATCTTCGGTCGGAAAGAACCCCAACGAGCATTCCAGTAAGTGCGTTCCAAGTCCTCGTACGGCATGCGATTGCCATCAAACTGCACACCGTCGGGTTTGACTGGTGGATGGTAAGTGAGTCTCCCTGACTGTCTGGACATGACGAATAATTATAAACAGAGTAATAAACATAATGCAACAAATAGCTCACAATGTGAGTGTACCTAGGTCGACCTAGGTGGGGTGAGGGAACCCGCCGTCTCCTCGTTCATGATGCGTAGGATGGCGTTATCAGCCTCACTCAACTCATCTCCCATGATCGCAGTTTTCGTCTCGCTCCTAAGACCAGTGGACAACTTTGAATCAGACCTAACGTGGTACGCGGGCGTGTGATCACCAGTAGATATGCCGTAACCGTGTCTCACCAACATCCTAGTAGAAGCGGTATGGTACTCCATGTCCTCTTCATCAAAAACCTCGTAAATCTTATCCCCCAAGTCGAAAGCGTATTTGTAGTCTATGCCATAACTCCGTGCGACATCCTCCATCTGTCCACGACGATCCGCCAATTGGAGCCCTGCCCAGAGCTTGAGCGGTGATTTAACCACCCCATATTTCGTCAAGCGCCAGCCGCAAAATTGTGGTCTGCGTGTGATCACGGGTTTAGCAACCAGCTTAAACTGTGGACCCAGGATCGACCAGCACTTGCGTTCTGGGCAAACTTTATCTCTCGCTAAATCGTCACCGGCGTACAGGGCAGTCACGTCCTCAGGGATGTCGAACTTCAAGGAGTCGTAAGCTATCCCGCACTCGGTGTTCGCGTCGAAGGTAGGCCCCTCCCCGCTCAGGCGCATGATGCTCAACTCCCCGCAAAACACCCTAGCATGACATTTGATCCACTTGTAAGCAAGCACACAGTCATCGGGCAGCTCGTAATACCGCATCTTCCGCAGCTCGAAGTTTAAGAAACATCCATCCTGCGACTGGTCATACTGCGTGTAATCACTCTCATAGTTGTCACGGTCAAAATTCCAATTCTCCCTTACAAAACTGGACATGTCCTCTGGCGTTTTCTCACACATGATGAACAGGTTCTTGGGTTGTGTACGTTCCCGCATCCGACGCATATACCTCGCAGCAACTCCAAATTTCATAACTACATCCTGGCGAAAAGCGGCGATGGTTTGGCCAGCCTTGGCAGGCTTGCCCAGCTTCTCTTCCTTCTTAACCCATTGTGACTTGAGGAATAGTGCGATGCTGTTCGGCTCCATATCGGGCGACTGCCTATCTTCTCCATTTTCCAGAGCGGATTGGGGCTTTGATAAGTAAGTCCGTTCTACCTCCGCTTCACACTCAGCCCACAGATCAAGTTCGAAGGGCATAGAAGTACCGGTCAAACCCATGCGCTTGTAGTAAGCCTCGAAGAGTAAATCACCCAGTTTCGTCGTCGCAGCTACTTCGGCTTCGTTAGCTTGCGAAGAGGAAATTTGCAAGCGTGCGTCTATCGTGGCTTGGAAAAGCACCTCGTCTCTTGCTTGCTGGTGAGCCATCGCTTGCACAACGGGATCCTCAGTTTGGAAGACGTTGGTGTAAGCACCGCGTTCTGCGTCCCACATTTCGCGTTCATACTTGTCTGCAATCGTGCAGGCTAGATTCTCAACGAGAGCATCTGGGTTGACGACGGCACAGTGGGTTTTAATCCGATGCTCCTCCGCCATGGTTACAGGTGTTGGCTGCTCTAACTTTTCGTCCACTTCTTGCTCCCGCCGGTGCGTTATGATGGCGTTGATGTACGGCGTGCAATTACGCTTAGTCTCAGCACCTTCACCCTCGCCCCAAGCATTCACAAAGTGGATGTCTGATGTCGTACGCGAAAGCGCCGTGTACATCACTTGGTCACTGCAGAATGGGGCACTGTGATCTAGCACCACATTGATCCCCGGTTTCGTGAGACCTTGGCATCCCGCGAACGTGTAAGAGTCATGGCCCATCTCGTTCAAAGCATCTTTACTAGCCCTAGACGGGACGAGAACAGTGAGCCCGGCGTTTATTGCAGGGCCCTCGGATACGGCACCGAAGTCCGCCCGACTCGCGTGCACAAATAGTGCATTTGCGACGTTGCGCGGGTTTCTATGCGTGCAGTTCAGGTAGTACGAGGAGTAGTTATCGAAGGCCGAAACATTGTCAGTCAAACCGTGAATAGCCGCCTGTGAGTTGTCACAGTGGTAGACGCTTTGGCGCGCATCCGCAGTCAAAACGGCTAACTTGGTGGATGTGTGTGTCGCCAGCCAGCAGTCTATGTAACCCGCAGGGAGTTTTCCGTAGTCATCGAAGAACACGATGGGCTTGGCCCCCTCCAACATCGCACGTTCGAAGGTAGCTACGTTGCGTTTCATCATGGGTAACTTAGCTATCCAGTCCTGTCTTAACTCTTGAGTGGGCACTACTATCGTGTAGTTGTGCTTTGAGAGTGCATCAGACCTAATCGCGTTTTGCAATGCCCTTGACTTACCAGAACCTCCTGCTCCGTGTATCACCACAACCGGCAATTTCATCTTCGTGAATTCCGTCCTACTGTCGATGCTGCGCAGCACATCATCCGTCTGTTTCTTCATCAAAAGCCCGATCTGGCGATGCTTGCAACTACTGGAGAAGGCTGAGCCCCTATCTCGATCCACAACATATTGGCGCGGCAGTCGGCCCACAGACTCCAACGCACTCACCAGCGCAGCAGGCGCTTCCTCTGGCCAGTCCACCGCCTGCGGGCACGTGCGATTCTTGAAGATGCACGGGATATCCCACAGCTTAAGACCCTCCACAACGCTGTTCTGCGCGATTCCGTTCTTCTCAGCAATGCGGGAAGGCATAGGGCCACGTTGGACAGCCAGGTCCGTGAAACCGCATTCTAGCAGAATCTTCCTTTCCTCAGCGTCATAACGTTCACCCATCGCACTCAGCACCTCTTCCCTCGCAGGCAATTCTCCTTTCCAGATCTCCTTCTTGAGTTCGTCCATATCTAGGGGCGGTAGGGGCGGCCTATTACCACGCGTATTGCGGTTGTCGCCACCATTGCCTTTGCCACTTCCACCATCTGAGTCCGGCGATCCGGGCCCGTCTGCAGGGCCATCGCCACTTGAACTTGCGGGGCCCGTGCTGGAGGGCGCCGAACTGTCGCTGCTAGCCGTGCTGTTGCAATCACTCCTATCATGGTCAAAGCCCCAATCGGCGGGGGCTCTAGGTGGGAATTCGCCAGGGCCCGGCAGCTTCCGCTCACCAAACAGATTCAAGGAGAAACTGGAGTGTAGGAATCGCACCACTTTTGGGATGGTGGTGAAACTCACGCGTTTCAGCTCACACAGCTCCAGCAGCTGCGCGTAGTCGGATTTCCCAAACAGCTTTTCAAGGATAGGTCGGAACTTAGCCCTGAAGCGTACAAGGAGTCCACCAACCCAGCCCTGGTCCACGAGTGTCTCGGCGTCACACAGGTGGCTCAACTTTGCTTTGTAGAAGAAGTAGTTCTCCAAGCACGTTATGTCTCGCATGTCCAGTTGTGGCAGCTCACTCGTTGGGATGATGCTTCGTATCTTCGCTGAGATGTCCCGAAGTGTCACTGTCTTCACAGACCTCACGTAGTACTCCATTTGGTACAACAACTTGGAGGGGTAAGCCTGCTGCGCGTTGTAACCCACAGGGTGGAAGATTTCAGGCACTCTGGAGTACTCAGACGTCTCGAAAAGGAAACGGCAGGGCATATCTGCACGCCGGCGCGTGATATGCAGCAGGTGGTGCGCCGCCAAAGTCTCCACCTTATCCACCGTGAGGATGAGGGGCCCACACTCAATCCTCCCGATTTGGAGCCACTGCATAGTACTGGTTTTGTGAACGTAACCAGAGCCCGCGTGACCACCTGGGTAGTAGGCGAAACTACCCTCACCCTGATTAGCTGGGAAGTATTCCAGCTTGTAGATCTCAGGGTGTAAAGACCTCATCTGCTCATTAACCTCAATGGGCAGGACGACCGTCGCTAATAAATCGGTGAGGTCCGGGTTGGCAAGGAATAGCCACACCAAGTCCTCAGGCTGCAAAAAGTGCAACGTATCCGACATATAAGCGACGGGGTGCAGGATACGCTGATCCTGCAGGTTTTCGATGGGGGTGTAAAGACCCCCATCGAAGCGTGAGAAGTCACGCACCTCTTTAGCCCAGTTTATAAACTGGTCTCCGTCAGTGCGCGCCCTCCCACGTTCTCTCCACTGGCCATCTCGAGTGGTAAACGGTACTCGAAATTGGCCTAGCTTACCTGGCTTAAGCTGTAGAAAGGTGTATGGTCCAGGATGCAGGCGATTGAGCCGATAACTAGTCATTTCTAGCATCTGATTCTCGAGCGCTTTGTCAGCGCCATGTGTGTGTAGCCGGCAAGAGTAGGGCATGGTGCCAACTCCTTGCGTCTCCAGGTACACGGCAGCCGCCTGCGACTGCGAAAATGGGTTCTTCCTCAAGTAACCCTGCGACTCCGTGCGAAATGCTTGGAGTGCGTTGTCTTGGATCTGGCCTTTAAGGCCGGGGTCCGTAACAGAGGCGTAGAAACGTTCAGCAGCTGTAGACATCTTAGTAAACCGAAAAAGCTAAGATTGTGCTGGGCGTTTGGGCAAACTGATTGAGAGAGCGATACCTTCTTCCTATACTCGGGCAGATTCGAGGAGGCCAGATACGTTCAGTTCAGTGCAGTTTTGGT